TAGGCCGCCGAGCGCAGATGCGCGCAGAGCGGCAGATGGTAAAAACACCATACCAGCCGAACCTGAGCAATCATCAGCACCAGATATGCACCCACCTACTGATGATGTTTAAAGTGTTATGGGATATGAAAACGCAGGCGGGCCTGCAAACAATCCTTATGCTGCCGGTTGATGAAGATGATTAATACAGGGAACTTTAATATGGGCGAGCAGTTCGCTCGGAATTTTTAATAATATAAAAAAACGGTTTTATTTATTAAAATAAAATGTTACTACACTTAAAAGGATAAATATGAAATATTGGGGCGCGCCACAAGAGGAAGCTATCGTTGATTTTAACACCAACGAAGATATTGAAGATAAACATAAAGTTTTTGTAGCCATAATAGAACCCGCCTTTCGGAAACTAGTAGAAAACATTTACTATACTTACAACTTTAATAAAATACTTTGGGATAGAGAACAAATTGAGCATGAGGTGATGACACACCTTTATGAAAAGCTTAGTAAGTTTGATATATCTAAAAACAAAAAATCTTTTTCATATTTTGGCACCATCACAAAGAATTGGATGATTCAACGGTGTAATGCCGATAAGAATAAAAGATTTATTGACGATGATAACCAAGACATTATTGTGCAAAGCATTAGTATTCGTGCGTATGATTTCGCAGTTTTAGAAATAGTTAACGATATACTGAAAAACTATCAACGGTTTAATATTTATAATAAGAAGCAACTTTATGTATATATTAGAGAGGCAACAGATTTACCAAGTCGTAAGATAACTAAGTCGTTAAAGAAGATAAAATTGGATTATTTTAGTGTTAAAGAAGATTTTATAGGTTAGAATGGATGAAAAGGAAATTAAAGAGTATAGTGAGAGATATGCGCAACTTTTAACAGATTATGCTGGGTTATTAAGTGCATTGGATAAAGTTTTAAAAAGAGTAGATGCAACTCGTAAGGAAATATTATATTTGGAAAAAACAATGGAAGCTGTTGGTGTTGAAATAAAGGATATAAATAAAGATGGCAACAACATTAGCGGGTAGACAGAGTACAAAAAGTCAATTTAATAGAGGTAATCAGTTCATTTCTGAAACCTACGCCTCTTCACAAGATACATTTTTGCCCGGTAATGAGTCTATATTATTATCGCGAGGTATTGTTATTGAAGCTGATTTTAACCGTAATGTTTATGGTATTGGCGGTGTAATGCGACCACCTTATAGTTTGAATATAAAAATAATTGGTGATGACTTTAATACTGACACTCCAAATAATCCGGAAGAACAAAGGTGGTATGCTCCATTTTTTCCTATACACAATATAATGATACCTGAAATTGGTGAAGAAGTATTAGTTATTAATGAGAGTCAAGATTACTCTTCTAAAGGGTATTGGATTGGAAGAGTAAATGAAAGCCCTATTACAAATTTATTTTTAGCTGAATCTTGGAAAGGTAGTTCTGGTGTTTCAAATGAGGATGATTATAGTTCTACCCAAGAAAAATATGGATTTAGTTTTGATGTTGACAAGTTAAGAAACAATAATAAAATTAACAAAATAAGCCCTAGTTCAGAATTTGAAAATATGGCTATTAACGCCACATATGGGGATGTTATACAACAAGGAAGGTCAAGAACTTATATTAGGCATTCGTTTAATAGTAATAACTATACAGGAATATTGGAACAAGGGTTAAATAATGCTTTAAACACTACTAACGATAATGTAGGTTTTCAACCTGGCGCTGGATCAGATCCCTCTATAGGTGACACTCGCACTAAAACGATTCATCTTTATGATACAAGCGTTAAAAGGTTGGGTGATTTTACTTTCGCTTCTGAGTCAGATGAGCAGAAATCTGGAAAACTCAACGGCGAAAGTCGTTCAATGATATTTAATGAAGCTGATCAAATTTTTAATGTAGCTGGTGGAAATAATGGGTTTAATACAACTTTATATAGTCAAGTTTTAGGTGAAAGATTAAATTCATGGCATCGTAATAATATTAACATAATGCAAGCGATGCTTGATGGTATGACGGGAGTTACGACAACAGTTCAAGTATTATTGGAAGCATTTATTGATCACGAACATGCCATTCCAAAAATAGAATTGGACTTAGAAAAAACAGTTACCGCTCAAGATACTTATTTTGTTCCGGCTCGGTATCGTCAACAGCCACCTCAGATTATAAGTGTGCCCAGCAGAACAACTAGAGTTTTGGTAAGTGCAGGCACTGCTAGTTCTGGGCCCGTTTATAGTAATATTGATATTCCAGGATTTACAAGAGAGGTACAACGACCACCAATACAAGTGAGCCGGCCGAGGCGCAGAGTGAGGAATAGAGAACAGACGATTAATTTTGAAGCAATTATTGGGGGTGCAGAGAATCCAAGATTTACCGCACCCATAGAACTATCAAAAACGCCAAGCACTCCGGATATACCAGCTAATGCAAATCCACAAGATATAGCTATACTTAATGCTCAAGGCCGAGGATCAGCACGGTATACTGACTTAGGAATAAAGACAAATAATATAGATAATAGTGTTGAAGATTTAATAGATGCATTTAATAAGCAAAAAGAACAACTAAATATGATATTTAATAAGGTAAACGATTACTTAAGTGAAAATCAGTTTGTTAATTAAGAGATAAACAATGCCTCAAGCTATTGCAATAAGTAATCCTCACGGAAGAGTTGATACCGAAACTGGTGAAATTATACCAGGCGAAAGGGTTAATTATAATAATTACCCTGGCCTTGTTGGTGATTATACCGTTGGTGTAAGTGAAACATTTGCTGGTGCTGATCCTTCTAATATTAATTTTAAATTCCCATTGAGGTCATTTAAAAATGGATTTTTTGAAAGTAACACCACTATTAGCTCTGCAATTAAAGAAGATATAAAAACACTGATTTTAACGAGTAAGGGTGAAAGGGTGATACAGCCGGATTTAGGTACTAACATACCTACGTTAGCTGGTCAATTATTTGAAAGTATTAATATCGAAGAAATGCAAATGTTGATAGAAACTGAAATTAGAGAAGCTATTCAAAGATGGATGCCTTATGTTAATATAATTAATATTGCCGTTAAGGATTCAGAAATGGATAATTCTTTGACAATAAATCAAATAAGAGTTTCTATGGCGTATAGCATTACATCAAATAAAACGCAAGAAACCATAGGGTTTACTATAAGTGGTGGATAAGAATATTAATTAATGTAAGAGAGTGAGTATGCCAACGAATAAAAATAAAGATATAAGTTATATGTCAAAAGATTTTGATAGCATTAAATCTGACCTAATTACTTATGTTAAAAGATATTTCCCCAATGAATTTCAAGACTTTAATGATGCCTCCGGCGGTATGGCTATCTTAGAATTAATGGCATATGTTGGGGATATTCTTTCCTATAATATTGATAAACAAGTTAATGAAACTTTTATTAGTAGGGCGATTGAAACAAAAAATATTATTAATCTTGCACAATCGTATGGGTACACCCCTCGCAAAACGACACCGGCAGTGGTTAACCTTTCACTTACTTCTGTTGTTTCTACGTCTACGTCTGCAAATCAATTAACTGTTGTTCAAAAAGGTAGTAAAATATTTACATCGCAAAACCCAATTGTATCTTTTGAAATATTAGAGGATGTAGATTTTTCAGACGCTAGAGGAAGAACATATGTTGAAAATGGTATTAACAGTACAATTACAGTCAGCGGTGTATCAGCGATTGCAGGTTCGACAAAGAAATTTCAATACTCAGCAACTGATCCGGTTAAGTTTCTTAAAATAAGATTACCAGATAATAACGTAGCTGAAATAATATCAGTTAGCGCAACTGATGGTAGTGAATATTTTGAAGTTGATAGTTTAGCTGTAGATACTATTTTTACTGGAGATATCAACACTGACTCTTCAACTACTGCTAGCGCACCATATATAATGAGACTTAAGAAGGTTCCTAAAAGGTTTGTAAAAGAAATAGATTCAGATGGCCGCACCGCTATAAGGTTTGGTACTGGTATTTTAACTGAAGACTCAGATGAGGATGTGATACCCAACCCGGAGGATTTTGTTTTACCCCCAACTTTAAGAGGATCACCGTCTGGTTTCGCCGCGATTGCGATAGATTCGACTAATTTTTTAAAGACTAAAACTTTAGGTGTGGCCCCTTCTAATACTATCCTAACTATAGACTATAGAATAGCTGGGGGTGGCGTAGAAACTAATGTAGGTTCAGATACTTTGAGTAATTGGGCGGAAAAAAGGGTGTTGTTTAAGACTAATTTACAAAATACAAACGCTGCACTAGCTGTAACTACAGAAAACAATATAACTGTATCTAACCCAGAGCAAGCAAGTGGCGGTGAGTCTGGCGAGTCGGCAGCAAGTATAAGAATTAATGCCGTTAATAATGTTAACTCTCAAATGCGAGCCGTAACATTACAAGATTATCAAGCCCGCGTTATGGCGATGCCTCAACAATTTGGAACAGTTTTTAGAAGTTATGCTGTTAAAAATAATAATGGTTATGGAGCTTGTATATATACAATTTGCCGGGATGCTTCTTTAAATTTAGTTAATACTTCGGGGGTTGTTACTAATAACATAAAAACTTATCTTGATCGTTTTAAATCCTTTTCAGATACGATAGAAATTAAAAGTGGTAAAGTAGCTAATATTGGAATTGATTTCTCTTTAGTTGTTGATCCGGCGGCTAACGCACCAGAGGTGTTAATGAAAGCTATTATGGAG